CGACAGACAAATTACCAATGCCAGACGGTTGATAATTAAGAGTAGTAGCAGGGACATTGGGTATGGAAGTGGCATCTGTAGGCGTCATGCCCATAGGGATGCGGAAACAAGTTATGTTTCCAGCCCAGTTCATCTGATTCATAGTTGGTTGGATCTCAGCAGCTAAAGAAGCGTATCTGAATTTCCCGATTGTTCCGGTACCACCAGGTTGAGAACCGAGACCAAGGTTATCATAACCAGGCCAAGGCACTGAAGTCAAAGTTCCAGGCTGAACGCCGGAGTTGACAGTGGCAGTAAAGTAGGCGGAGCCAAAGAAGGGAGAAACAACAATGTAAGTATCCATATTATGTGGGGCATTAAGATTTGCGACCAACGTCTGATTAGACATCAGAGTACGGCCGACGTAGTTATCAGGAATACCTTGAGCACCAGTGGAATCGAAATCAGGTGCAGCAAATGCACACTTAAGAAAATCAAGACCACAAGTGGATATTTGCTCTCGGTTGTAACCATTAGCCTTAATGCGAGGGGCTCGAACTTGTGTCAACCGAACTTCTGGTTGACGAACCAAAGTGGTTCCTTTCACGGGTATAACAATATTGTTAGACCGCTTAGAACCACCTTGCTGCTGGAGGACTACCTGTTTACTCCTTCGACCGCGACCCCGGCGTCCGGAGCTTTGGTTTCGGGAGGTTATTGTCTCTATCAACACCATCTTTGGCCACAATAAGTTTCGTCGTAGGCGGGTCCGTTTCTTTAGCTTTAACTGCTAAAGCTTCGATAATATTTTCCGCTAAGATTTTCTTTTTCTTAGGCGTCTTTTTGAAAAGAATTTTCGTGGGCCCGGCTACGCCATCAATGGTTACACCAGGGACCGGTTGGAGCGGGACCATCGTACTATAACGCTGCACGGGCCCATCTAGCATCTTCTTCATATCATCTATAAATGTGGGGGACTCTCCCATATACTCAACTATATGGCCAGTAATATCATTTTTCTCATCAACCGGGTAAGCTGTGCTCGAGTTGAAAAAGTAAGGCAAATCAATTTGGCTATCATACTTAGTGGTCTCCTGAAGACCATAACGCTTCAACATAGCATTACACCAATTGGTTATTATGGGGGTGTTTGGGTCCGTCTGCAGGTACCCCTGTGCCTTACGAGAGACAGCAATATGTAGGGGTACGGTAGAGGGAGCAGTACAAACATGCATCTTAGGTATAAATCTTTTAACGTCATAAAAAGACTCAGCCGAGGCGGGCAAATTATAGTAAATTCGTCCTAAAAACCCGGGATAACGAGGATAACTGACTACTTCCAATTTATAACCAATTTCAGAAGCATGCTTAGCAATATCAGCATCTCCACAGAAGACTATATCATCACCAGACACCATGAAATCATAATGCCTCAAAGCCCTAAATGCAATGAAAGCATTAAGAAGGGTGTTGAGGATCGTGGTGTCAGGGCTTCCACTCAAACGTGACGTTCCAACATTATAAGAAACGCCATTAGAGGTGACAGCACGTGCGCCTATCTGCTTCTTAAACAAATCTTTGACGCATTCGTCTCCAGGGAAACATTTATTCAATATTGCAAGCTCAATAGAAACTGCACAAGGACTCTTAGAGCCATCAAATTTGCTATAATCAGCCTCTGACAGGGGCCCAACTTTCGATAAATCAAGAACACGAGTGGAGATGTCAAGAGGAGTCTTACCTGGTGCAAACCAGGAAAACCTCTGACAAAAATCAAACATGGCGTAAGTGTATCTACTGTATTGGGTCTTAAACCCTGCCTCAACTGTTGTAATGTTACGCGGCGGCTTTGCACTAGGGTAAGCCTCAGCTTTCTGGAAGGACTTGAGCTTAAATGCATTGGCACTAAAGACAGGACCAGCTTCTTCACGCAACCTACGCTGAGTAGGGCGTGCCTGTTTTTCGGCAACGACATCGAAATCAACAGGTACAAGAGCATCGAAAAGCGAAAGGAAATCCTTTAGATCATCATCCAGAAGATCGGAGTAGGGCACATCTGAAGACACATTGGTCAACCTCTCTTGAATACACCATTCGTCATTGGCACGGCTACGCATAGGCGCAGAACCGTTAGCATCCACCGGGGTGTGGGCCAACCGATAACTAGAGGCGGGTTCAGACAAGGTATTGCTAGTTACAGAATACCCAAGCACTTCAGTGGTGTTGACCCTTTGGCCACCCATTAAGAACATAAAAATCAAGCTACCAAACTCGGTATGTTGGTTGTTCTTAAGGACACCATTAAAGTGCTGCTCGACGGTGGATGCTTTAGGTTCCTTCATACACTTCAAACGTGCACGGCAGGTCTCGAGGTTACCAACGTTAACGGCAACCGACGTATAGCTGCCGAATGGTGCAATATGAACAAAATGACCTTCAACAGTGTTGAAAGCATGAGCTTGCATGTTCGAAACGGCCATACTGTGGCGCACAAAAGGGTAACCATTGCCTGCAAAGAC